CATTTAAGAAATCTATGTTAGCATTAGCAGCCAGCAAATTATTAGTTGTAAATCCAGCACCATCGGTGTTCCAACTATTGTTTGGCAAGTCATATAGGATACTTACTGCATATGCAGAATTAGCATTTCCTAAGATAATACCACCTTGATCAATCTGCGTGTTACTTGTTGAGTTAGCCGCTAAGTATAATACTTTGCTGTCTAAGTTAGCACTGTTAGCAGTAGTAGTTGTACCATTAACTGTTAAGTTACCGGTGATTGTTAAGTTAGCAAAAGTCAATGTTGAACTTGTGTTCAAATCTTGAGGAGCACTGATATTAAAGTTTTGTCCACCTAAATCAGTGACAATGATTCTGTTTGCAGTGCCAGTTATGCTTTGCACACCAGTGGCGTCAATACCAACATCACCTACAGTAGTAGTTTGTGTTAAACCTACGCCAACCGTTACACTAGTAACTGCGCTGGTATTATTAAAGGCTGTATTTTGGAATGTATTATCAGCAAATGTGATACCAGTTGTAGTAGTGTTGCCAATTAAATGTACACCGTTTGTATCAAAACTTGTAGATAATGCTATTACATTACTACCAACTGGAGTGTTCCATATTTCAATACGACCACCTCTACTAGTAGGAGTTTGATTTTCTGAGTTGACAAAATCTATTCTAGTTGTAGAGATAGGAGCAAAACTATTTGAACTGTCAGCAGGGTTTGCACCAATACGACTAATGATATCATTGTTTAATGTGCCAGTAGGTGCTAATGCGTTGCCTCTTGCTCGTCTACCAATATATGCGCTATATCTACCATTAGCGACATTACCATAACTGTCATTGTAGATACGACTTGGTGCTAGACTAGTACCAGATGTTTGTAACAATACACCACTATTGTTGGCACTTTGTATATCTCTAGATGTTGCACCTATGATTTCCATTGCAGCGTTGTTGCTACCAGTAACTACATTGCTAATAAGAGTAGCAGTACCAGTAGGATTAATATCAAATAATTTATATTCACCGGTACTATTGTTTACATTGAATCTACGATTGACTGTTAAGTTACCAGTAGCACCTATTGTTCCTAAAAAGAAATCTTCTGCTGGATTGGTGAGATAAAGAGTATTACCACTTAAAATAAATTGCCCAACAGTTAATCCAGTACCACCATTGATAATCAAGTTACCGTTGTTAGCCCCGATACTTTGGTCAATACCTAGATATGTATCATAAATGTAAATTGTGTTACTACCAAAGTATGCTTGCTTGACTCTGCGGGTAGGTGAGCCTATTGTAAATTCATTATTGGTTAATGGTACTAAATTACCAGCCCAAATAATGCCGCCGCCTGAGCCAGGTGTCATAACAATGTCAGTATTATTTTGTGTTGTTATTTGTAATCCAGCATTCAATGTTTGTCTTGCTACCGGAATCTGTGTACCGTATGTTGGTATAGGAGTACCTAAACCATAGAATGTACTAGATGTTACTACAACATTGCTGTTACCACCGGTGCCAATGTATACAACATCACTAGGGACAGGAACTCCGGCACCAGATAATACATCATTTACTTCTAGTGTTGGACTAGGCGTTGTAGTAAACTGAAATACTGCCCACGGTGCCGGAACTTCATTAGGATTACCATAACTACCTGCAGGTAACGCAGCTAATGTTCCATCACTATTTGCTAATATTTGATTAAGAGTTAATGTAGCAATGACATAAACGATTGCCGCATTGCCACTTAATAGTGTACCTGTTGGGATAGCCACCTGATCTGTGAACAGTGTGTTACTACCCATGTCAAATCTTAGATTACCACTGGCACTAAAGTTACCAGCTGTGTTAAACTGTATCTCTGTAGTATTGCCGGCCGCAGCGCCAGTCAAATTGACATTAGTTAGATTGCTGCCGTCACCTGAGAAGTAAGTTGCGGATAATACATTTGTTGAACTATTAAAAGTAAAACTAGGACTAGCACCAAAGTTACCTGCATTATTGTATTGTACCCAAGTGTTTGATCCGTATACTAGTCCGTTACCAGAGGCTCCACCAATAAGAATGCCTCCCGGAGTATTACCATCACTGGCATAGAAGTTATTACGAGTAGGATCCCACCAAATGCGGCCCGCTTGGCCTACAAAGTTTGCAGTGTTTGAAGTGGCTTCTTGCACATTGCCTTCAACAAAGTTATCACGGCTAGTGAATAAGCGTTGAATGAATACTGTATTGTTGGTGTTACCGTCACTCATAGTAGCACCTTAATCGTCTAGCGGTTCGTCATCACTCAGCGCACTAAGTACTGCTGGATTGACATTTTCTATTCCTGCGTTTCTCTTGATAGCCTGCAAGTCATCGTAACCATGCGGGGGATCGTTATCCTCATCACCGTCATAGATATTTTCTACGCCAGTCGCTTTCTTGAGAAGCTCCATTTTCAATTGTAGGGGCGGAACGAACAGGTCATCCGGTTGTTGGGCAAGATCATCTTGCGTTTCTTTTGATTTTGCGTCAATTAAATCCGCTAATGAGCGTAAAATTTCGCTAGGCTTCATAATATTAAAAAATCCTCTGATAATGTATTTATCAGAGGATCTTAAAAGTTCTTACTTGATATCTAGTGGTCGTGCTTTAGTAGCAACGATGCAGTAGTACTTTTCGGTCACCTTTTTCGGTTCTTCTTCAGGATTGTCTGGATTAGGAACATTAAGATCAAATTCTAGATTATTAAACTGATCAATATCAAAACCTGTACGAACTAACAACGCACCTAACTGAGCAGAACCTAAAATGCTATAGTGATTGAGATTGAATTCATGTTGACGATCACAATCTGGTGCAGGAACTTCAATGTAAATCTTGCTGCCTTGTTTGAGAATACGATTGTATTCCATCAATGAGAAGATAGGATACGGTGAATGTTCAAGAGCGTGACGAAGGAAGATGAAGTCTACTGACTCATCATAGTAACCCTGACTCTGCGGAAGGAAAGACAAATCATAACCTTTAACAGTGTGTCCTTTACTCTGACAAATCTGAGTATCACCTGGACTCAATGTGACACCAGTGAGATTAGTATAGCCCCTAGAGGTCATCTCATCAAGAAAATAACCCGGTCCGCAGCCGAGATCAAGAATAGTTGCATCTTTTGGAATATTTAGTGGGTCAATATAGGTCTCAACCACTTGCGTAGTCAATGTTTTATGGAATTGGCTGTCACCCTCATCGTGGATATGTGCAGTGTAAAGCCATTCGTTGTAGAACTTGAGCTTAATCAAGTCTAGTGTCTGGTTGATGTCAATTAAGTTTTGCATAGTGTTCCTAATGTTGATAATATTACTTATTAGGATTACATGCAATCAAATTATTTTTTCTTTCTGAGATCCGGTGCACGTTTTGCAACCGGACTCGTTACATTAGTGTTGGATAGTTCAGTGCTGCGATTATCACTTAACTTCTTAACTTGACCGGCACCTACTGATTTAGCAGCAGCATTGATGATTTCCAATTCAGCGTCAGTATAAGTTGAGAGTAATGGGTCGCCAGCCATTGGTCCTACAGGTGGTGTTGGGTAATCAGGTGCACCAGCCATTGCGATACCGAAACGCCATGCAAGATAAGGACTACCGTTTGATTTGTTAATGCTCAAATCAGGCATTGAAATAGCACCCTTGATAGCATCCATCTGTCCGTCACCAAATGCTTTTGGATTTGCTGGTTTGTCAGATTCAGTTAAAAATTCCCATGCTCTCATTTTCTTTTGTATCCCTTAAATCCGTTTACCGGACTTATCTTAACTACGTCTGGCATTTCTTGACTAGCCATAGTTGCAATTTGAATAGCATCGCTTCCGGGCAATCCCATAGACTCTAATGCATCACGAATGTATTCTCCGGTGTGTGGGTCATAGCTCACTACAAACTCATTTTCTCCGAAGACTTTATCTTCTTCAAAAGGAGGGACACCGTCTTCCTTACGTTGTTTAGCACCCTTTGCTCCTGCAATCGCTACACCAAAACGATATTGCAGATACGGGTCTTGATTCTTAAGTGCTGGGATTTTCCATGCGCCAGGCAGAGCTAAAGCAATATCTTGTTGTAGGCTGCCGGTATGACCAATAGCAACTTCAGTTATGAATTCTCTTGCTCTCATTTAGACTGCTCTGTGGTAATAGGTACTGATGTCTGTGTAGCTAGTGCAGAGTTTGAACTGTACCCATCCGGTGAGAGATACATTCCAGGAACGTTTGGGCCTGCCCACATAATCTGTGAAGCAATATAATGTGTTAAATCGTCAGAAGTCAAAGGATTAACTAGAATCTGAACATTACCAGTAATGTTGTTTACTGCCATATCATAGGTTGAGACAGCATTCCCAAAGAACGTTGACCCGTAACCGGTAAATTTTACTGCGGTATGATCATTGTTTATCTGTGCGAATAGCTGGATAGACTGACTGTTCGGAGTACCACCGTCAGTTGACTTGATATAGAACTGACCTTCTGTAAACGTGTTAGCAGGAGTTTCAAATATCACTTGACCTGCGGTGTTACCAAATGAGTACGCAACTGTAGAATTAAGAAAGGTTTGGAATAGATTAGAGAAGTTGTTGTTGACTTTGCTAAACGCAACACGTAGTGGATCACCCTCACCATCATTTGGATTGGCGCCGATATTAATAACTTGTTGTGAATAAAGTGGTGTTGTACTCATGTGCGTCTTCCGTCCTATGTAGTATTTATCAGCGGAAGACCCAAACTACTTTTTGGTTGCGGTTTCGAAGATTTCTTTTTGCTTAATATACCATTCATTCCAACCAACAACTTTACGTTCACACTCATGGTATAGCATGTAGTTTTCAACTACTGTTTTTGTGAATAAACTGATAGACACACCCTCAGTAGATTCTTTAAGTGCTTCGCATTTTTGTGTCAGTGTTATTGGGGCATCCGGAAATTTAGCAGTAACAGGGACGGCAGTGATGGCACATCCGGATAAAGCAAAGATTAACGGAAGAGCTAGTAACTTCTTCACTTCTTTTCTCCATCTAACTTACCGGGGTCTAGCGTTGCTGCTGCGTTATGAGCGCGGATCACTTCAACAGGAATGGTGCAGTCTTGATCATGCTTGACCACTTCACGATCTACATATTCTGTAATAGTCTTACCCTTATCATGGATAACCTGAGTGTCCTTGACAATCTTCTCAACGATTTCAGTGTTTGTCTTAGCTGATTTTGCTTCTGCTTTAGTTAGCTTTGATTGAAGTTCAGCGACTGCTTTGTCTGTTGATGCTTTATATGCTGCTGCACCTTGTAGATAGATACCGCATACAAGAAGTACAAGAGAAGCAATCTTGATAGGCAAGTTATACTGCTTGATGAAAGGAATCTTGCCTACAAATGAGGATACTAATAGTCCAACGATACCCACCACAGTTAGTAGTGTGATCACAAAGCTAGGCAGAAATGCAATGAGCCAAAATACATTCATAATAGTAGTTATGTCCTGTTCTGTGCGTAATAAGTCTTAACTTTATTTATCACAGATTTCGTACTGCCCGGTTAGACCAAAAAGGATGATCTTTAAGATACTCGTAGTACCGTTGAAACCCTTCCTCTATGTCAATCTTAGGATCAAAGCCAAAGTCTCTTCGGGCAGCAGTGACACTTAATGCTGCTCGGCTAGGAAAGTTTTCATTTTTATGTGTGACTTGAATTTTTCCTTTACCTACGATTTGCGTAACCAATTGTGCTGCTTCTAGAAGCGTTTTAGATTCACCACGTGCAATGTTATAAGTTCTAAATGCCGCTTGCTTGCTTAGGGCCGCTCCTACGATGCCTGCGGTAGCATCGTCTACATGTGTAAAGTCTAGTTTTTCATTTTGACCGTTGACTAGTAGTACTTCGTCATTCATTGCAGCAGCAAAGAACTTAGACACAACCCGATCTTCAACATCACAAGGACCATACACTGCGCTAGGGCGAACAATGGTATAGTCAAAACAACCTCTATGTCCGTAATCTCTGACTAACAGTTCACCTGTATGTTTCATAATAGCATATTGTCCGTGGGGCTTGCAGAATACATACTCATCTGTGCCGTCTTGGAAATCACCATACACCATACTAGAACTGATGTACACGAAACGATTGACTTTATGTTTGTAGCTTGCTTCGCATAGATTCAACAAGCCTTCAATCATTGTCTTTGCGCCTAAGGTAGGATTAGAATTTACTACCTTTTGGCGAGGGAAGCTAGCAAGATGAATGACAAGTTCGGGCTTAAACGTATCAAAGATATGTTCTATTGCATTATGATTTGTAATATTATGCCACTGACAAACTGAACTAATCTTCTTGCTACGTTCTTCAATAAGGTAATCAAGTTCGTCCTGTGGAATGATATCATAAGTAGTCATGTTGTCAACAATTAGGACCTCATGATCTAGGTCTTCTAACTGTGCTACGACATTATGCCCGATGAAGCCCATGCCACCGGTTACGAGAATCCTCATGCATTGTGCTTCAAGTAGTGTTCTGCAAGTATTATCATACCCCTAGCCTGATCAACATTTGTAGGCATAGGAATATGAGTACCTTCCTTGATGCGCTTGTAGTCTTCAAGTAAATGAGCGATATCGTTATCAAAAACCTGAGCCATACTATTCCACAAGGACTCTCGCTCACTCTTAGTCAT